TGGAGAAGCCACTTAGCTTGCCCTTATGAGGACTGTGGAAGCACAGATGCCTTCAGCTATAACACAGACAGTCAGGCAGGCAGATGCCATAGCTGCGAGAGGCTTTACCCAAGGTGTAAAGACCGCAAACTAGACTGGGCAGCAGATGAATACCCTGCAGACATACAAACACAAGGAGGATGGGAAGTGCAGACACAAGCAACTGTAACACAGATTAAGACTGAACCTACTGAGATGCTGACACCTGTCTATCGCACAGTGCGTAGCATTAGCGACAGCACCATGAAGTTCTATGGTGTCAAGACATACGTTGATGCCCAAGGCAAAGAGATCAAGCAGGACTACGTGTATCCCTCAGGTGGTATCAAGACCCGCTTCTTCCCTAAAGAGTTTCGTGCGAAGAACCTTAAGTCCGATGAGCTATTTGGTATGGACCTATGGAACGCAGGCGCAGGTAAGATCGTGACCATATGTGAGGGTGAGCTTGACGCTATGTCAGCCTATCAGATGTGTATGAATCCCAAGTATGCCTCGGCCTTTGTGTCACTACCCTCAGCCACACCCAGCGCTAAGCTTTGGACCAACGTGGACAGCTGGCTCAAGTCATTCGATAAGATCATTCTGTCAATCGAACACGATGACCAAGGCAACGCAGTAGCCCAGCGCATAGCTAACCTATACCCTAACAAGGTATACCGTGTGCAGCATGACAAATACAAGGATGCGAATGAGTTCCTTGAGGCAGGCAAGGCTAAGGATTACTTCAACGCATGGTATAACGCCAAGAAGTATACGCCTGAGAACGTACTGAATACCACAGATCAGTTCATGAAGCTTTACGCTGACTCTGGTGACCATGTGTCAGTACCTACGGGTATCCAAGACTTCGATGACCTAGCTGTTGGCCTCATGCAGGGTCACTTCACTGTCTTCAAGGCACAGACAGGCATCGGTAAGACTGAGTTCATGCGCTACCTTGAGTATCATATCCTGAGCAATCATCCAGACATTAAGATTGCAACATGGCACATGGAAGAGACTAAGCTTCGATCACTGCTTGGCCTTGTGTCATACGACATGGACATGAACGTGACACGTAAGGACTTGATTGAGGAGGCTGACGTAGGTCCAGAGGTTGAGCATTCAATCGCTAAGCTGACCAAGGATGAACGCCTATACCAGTTCTTCCTTAACGATGAAGACGATCCGCTTGACCTACTCGGTCACATACGCTATCTATCGCAGGCCTGTGGTGTCAACTACGTATTCTTTGAGCCTATCCAAGACATTGCGGCCAACATGAACGGAGACGAGAGCAAAGAGAAGTTCCTTGCTGACCTAGCGGTGCGACTGTCTAAGCTTGCGGCTGAGCTAGGTGTAGGTATCGTTACAATCGGACACACGAATGACGACGGTAACATCAAGTACTGCCGCATGATTGAGCAACGAGCATCCGTAGTGGTCGAGCTTATACGTGACAAGATGGCTGAGGACATCGACGAACGTAACACAACAAAGCTTTTGGTGACCAAGAACAGGCCAGTAGGGCCAACAGGTTTTGCAGGTCAGCTTAAGTTCAACCCTGAAACATTTGTATTGGAGCAGAAGTATGGTGGATTTTAACCTAGCAGGGACAGCCTTCGGACTGATCTACTTCCTTGGCATTTACCTGCACTACGATCACATCAGAACGATCTTCCATATGTCAGATATGCTGGACAAGATGGACCACGTAAGAGCAATCCTCAACAGTACCTTCTGGCCTGCCCTTGTGATCACATACATCTACTTCGAGGTCACCATGCGGGAAGAAGAGGGCGAATGAAGAGACTAGCCATGGACATTGAGACGGATAGCTTAAATGCCACACGCATTCACGTTATCTGCACTCAGGACATACAGACAGGTGAGCGCAGGCAATACCTGAACACATCACACATACCAGAAGAAAAGGAACGGTTCCTTGGAGACATCAGACATTATGATTGTTTTGTTCTACACAATGGTATTGGTTTTGATATACCGACGATGAACAGGCTACTCGGTGAGGGTAGCATCGACATTAAGAAGACCTTGGATACCCTTGTTTTGTCACGACTATTCGACTTCACGATGGACAACAAAGGGCATAGTCTTAAGGCTTGGGGTCAACGATTAGGTGACTTCAAGCTTGACTTCAATGAGTTCGATGTGCTCACACAGGAGATGATCGACTACTGCCACCAAGATGTTGAGGTAACAGTAAAGCTTTTCAAACGTTTCGAGAAGCAGGTTACTGACCCTGACTGGGCTGTAGCTATCCAGTGTGAGCATGACATCCAGATACTCTGTGAGGAGATGACAGCTAACGGCTTCTACTTTGACCACCAGAAGGCTGACCACCTGCTTGACGAGGTTGAACTACGTATGGCTGAGCTAGAGGATGGGTTCCAAAAGGACTTCCCACCGAAGCTTGAGGAGCTTAACAGGCTCAAGTATCGTAAGAAGAAGGACGGTTCCCTTATGTCTAGCGTTGTCAAGGCACAAGAGAAATACTTCAAGACAACTGTTGACTACTCAGTAGACCCACCTGAGCTTGTCTGTTATGACTGGGTTGAGTTTAACCCTGCGTCACCCAAGATGCGGATTGACAGACTATGGGAAGCAGGCTGGACACCAGTTGACAAAACAAAAGGACACTACGAATATGACAGAGAGCAGCAAAGGAAGAACAGACGAAGAGCGTGGAGATAAGTTTGCTCGCTATGGCTGGACACTATCTGAGATTAACCTCAACACACTACCTGAGGATGCCCCTGCCGGTGGGCGTAACCTAGCCCAGTGGCTCACCCTTGAGGGGCGCAGGAGTTCACTGGTTGAGTGGCTTGGCCACGTTAAGGATGACAACCGTATCCACGGAAGGTTCACTCACATCGGTGCATGGACTGGACGTATGGCGCACTCAGCACCTAACCAAGCTAACATCCCATCGGAGTTTCACGGCACACCTAGGTCAGCTGTTGAGGAGGTTAAGCTTGCATACGATGGACAGTTCCGTGCCTTGTGGACAGTGCCTGAGGGTTCATATCTAGTAGGTACTGACGCTGAGGGTATCCAGCTGAGGGTGCTGGCACACCTGATGAACTCAGAGGAATACGTACACGCCATTGTGTCAGGCAAGAAGGAAGACGAGACAGACATTCACAACCTCAATAAGAAAGCATTAGGTATCTCTCATGTCACACGTGATGACGCAAAGACATTCATCTATGCCTTCCTACTGGGTGCAGGCACAGCCAAGGTTGCTGAGATACTCAGGGTCAACCAGAGGGAAGCAGCTGAGGCAGTAGAGAACTTCACGCAGTCCATTGAGGGACTGGCTGACCTTAAGAAGAAGGTAGTCCCGTATGTGGCTAAGCGTGGTTGGTTCAAGGGATTAGATGGACGTAAGGTTAAGACACCATCTGAGCACAAGGCTCTGGCAGGTATGCTACAGAACGGTGAGTCAGTGCTTATGAAACACGCAGCTATCCAGTGGGTAGCTCAGGCTAAGCTGGAGGGCATTGACTTCAAGCTTGTCACATGGCCACACGATGAATGGCAGACTGAGGTAGCTGGAGGTATGGCAGTAGCTGAAAGGCTGGGTGAGATACAGCGTCAGTCAATCGTTGACGCAGGCATTAAGTTCAATATGATATGCCCTATGGCTGGATCAACTGACATAGGTAAATCTTGGAGAGACACACACTAATTTAGTGCTTGACACATCAGGTACTAGAGTGTAACACAATTACGATCGGCCAACAAAAGGAGAACCCCCATGGCTAAAGCGAAAACTAAGTACGGTGTATTCGAAGGTGAAGCTTTCTATACACGTGTATTTGAACAGAACATTGACGACAGTGAGTACCACGAGGACACACAGGGTCAGTACAACATGATGTTTGTACCTAAGGATCAGGCTGAGCTTGACAAGATGCTAGCCCTTGGCTTCCCTGAGTCATCAATGGGTCACCCAATGGTAAAGCCTATCCAAGCTGCTGACAATCGTCTGGGTATGAAACTCAAACGTAACAACGTAGATAAGACAGGCATTGCTGACTTTGGTGGTGCACCTGTTGTCACCAAGGGTAAGACAAACGACGAGTGGTCATTCACTGAGGATGGTGCGGTAGGTAACGGATCAAAGGTTCTCGTTAAGCTTTCTATCTACGGTGAGGGTGCTCGTGCTTCTGTACGTCTTGAACGTGTAGGTGTCTTGGAGCTTGTGCCTTGGGAAGAAGGTGCTGGCGGTGGGTCAGCTAAAGACAGCTGGTAACTAACACAAGGGGGAGCTTAAGGGTTCCCCCTACTTACATCAAGGATAAAAACATGACACAGATTACAGCAACACTTATTGATAACATGGGCAGTGACCTGTCAGTAGTCAACGCAGCACGGGTTAGCTTTGGCAAGGAAAGTGACTGGAATTGGACTTATCCTGAGAGTGAGGACGAGTGGGATGAACTTTCTGATAACGGATGGCAAGCAACCAGTTCGTCCTGTCTAGAGTGGAAGCGTCTCTCTGGTCGTGACACCAAGCTAATCAAGTATCTAGCCAAACACAAACATATCTCCCCGTTTGGCCATGCCTTCGCAAGCTTCCACGTTAAGGCTCCTATCTTTGTAGCACGACAGCTTGTGAAGCATAAGTTCCTGCGTTGGAATGAGATTAGTCGTCGTTACGTAGATGGTGAGCCTGAGTTCTATTTGCCTGATGTGTGGCGTGGACGTAGTGCTGACAAGAAGCAGGGTAGTGAGGGGGTTGTTGATCTACACCCCATGACTTTTGTGGTTGATCCATCAGATGATAAGCAAGAGCTGAATGAAGCTTCCCTTGACGTTTATAACTACCTGTTACAGCAAGGAGTAGCACCTGAGCAAGCCCGTATGTTGTTACCTCAGAGCACCATGACTGAGTTTTACTGGAGCGGGTCGTTAGATGCTTTTGCAAGTATGTGTATCCTTCGCCTAAAAGGTGATACTCAATACGAAACTCGTTTAGTCGCACAACAGATTGACAAAGTTATGTCGGACTTGTTCCCTGTAAGTTGGGAGGCTTTGGTTCGTGGCAAGGCGTGACAGGGAGAGGGATAACGAGGCGCAGCGTGAGTGGCGAAGACGTAACCCATTCAAGTTTAAGTGTAGCTCTAAAAGGCTTGACTGCAATAAACGTGATATATTGTTTGACCTAACACCAGATTACCTTGAAAGAATATGGAATGGTAAATGCCCTATACTTAGTGTTGACTTAGACATTCTGTCACACAAAGACGATCTATACGCACCACAACTGGACCGTATAGACCCGAAGGGTGGGTATGTAGAGGGGAATGTAGTTTGGTTATCTCGAAGAGCTAACAATATAAAAGGTAATGCGACAGTAGAAGAACTTGAAGCTGTTGTTGAGTGGATAAAGGAGAAACAGATGCCTGACATTTCAATGTGTGAAAGCACAACGTGTCCTCTAGCTAAGACCTGCTATCGTAACGAGAAGAGTGGCACAAAGCCCTCTGAGTTCAGGCAGG